GTCCCCCCACGCTCCTGAGCGAGGGGTTGACGAACATCAGCGCCACGTTGTAGGACATCCCGATGACGGGGCTGTCGTCTGGGAGGACCGCTGGGGACACCCCCATGACCTTTCGGATGAACGGGTCCAGGTAGTAGGAGAGGTTGGGCTGACTCAAGGCCTGACCACCTGGATGGTCGCGCCCTGGCTGTTCTCCACGAACGCGATGTGGAAGTCGGCGCCGTCCTCGTCGCCCTGTGGACGGAAGACCTCGACGGTCTCGTCCGGGGCGCCCGCGGGCTTCTTGAGGAGGACGCGGGCCACTCCGTCGCCCGGCTCCACGCAGGCCTCGACGCACTCCACGTTGCGGGTGCGCCGGGTCCTCTCGTTGCGGAACTTGACGGTCAGCATGGCGCGCGCCTCCCCCGCTCAGGCCCGCTTCTGTCCGGGCCGGCCGCCCTTGCCGTCGGGGCGGACGATGACGCCCTCCTCGATGCGCTTCTCGCCGAGCTCGGACTGGGCCACCTGCTCGAACTCCACGCTGGTCTGCTTGGGGGCGATGAGGCTGGCGGCGTCGAGCACGGCCTGGCTCACGCCCACGGCCGCGGCCTGGCGGCGCGCGGTGCCCTGCTTGGCGTACACGCCGTTGTTGATGTTGCGCTGGCGACGGATGGCCTCCTGGGTCGGGGGCTGGTCCTCGCGGTAGATGTAGGGGACGACGAAAGGCTTGTTGCGGCTGACCTCGTCGTGCTTGGTCAGGCCGACCTTGCTCAGCTGGTCGATGATCGAGATAGCCTGGGCCCGGTGGAGGTCTCCGCCGATGGCGACGGTGCCGCCCGAGGGGATCTTCTCCTGGCGGTGCGAGCGGAAGCGGTCCGCCTCGTCATGGTTCCCGTCCTTGTCGAAGTCCAGGCGGTAGCAGACGATCTGGTCCTGCATGGTGCAGTTGGAGATGTAGAGCTTCATGTCCTTTGGTCCTTCTTCTACTTCTTCTGTGGGAGGGTGGTGCCGCCCCCGGCGTTGGCGCGCCGGAGGCGGGTCGTTTTCGCCCCGTTTTCGACTCGTTTCCGAGTCGCTAGTAGGCCATCGAGATGAGCAGCAGCGCCTGGTAGCGCGGGGCCCAGCCCGAGGAGATGCGCCACTCCATCATGAAGTGGGTCATGCCCATCGGCATCGGCGAGATGATCTCGGTCGGGGCCGCCTTGTCGCAGTACTGGGTCAGGCAGGCCGCCCAGTTGGGAGCGCCGCCGCCCCACACGTTGGTGTTGTGGCCGGTCGCGGCGGGGACCGCCACCTCCGGCATCGCGAGGATCACCAGGTCGGTGCCGCCCGAGCCCTTGCCGATCAGGGTATCGTCGTACACCCAGATCAGGTCGTCCCCGTTCTCCATCAAGATTTCCTTGACGGTGCCGCGGGTCGAGGCCGTGCCCGCCCCCTCGCGCTGGAACTGCGTCAGCTGCACTACGTTGTACTCGAACGAGCCGAGGATGCGCTGCGGACCGAGGATGGTGAAGCTGCGGCCGATGCCCAGCTGCAGGGTGGCGGTCTTGAGCGCCAGGATCTGCTGCGACAGGAAGAAGGCCATCTGGCCGTTGTCGTAGCTGCGGGCGGTGTCGTTGCCGAACGAGTCCGGCGGCAGGTTGATGGCCTGCGCGCCGGGCGCGTTGACCAGGCCCTCGCCCATCTCCGGGTGTAACCCGTAGAGGCAGGCCTCGCGGGCCAGCTGGTTGTTGCCCTGCCGCATGCCGTTGCGGTACTCCTCCACCACGGAGAGGCCCCAGCGGCCGCCGGCCGCCACGTCGTGGTGGTCGTACTGGTTGGCCACGCGGAGCAGGTAGGTCGGCGTGCTGATCATGGACGCGAGGATGTCCACGCTCGGGAGCTCGTTGAAGGCCGACTGGCCCGCGGCCACCCGGTTGCGGAGGTTGAGCTGCTTGGCGTAGACCAGCAGCGAGTCGCTCTCGAGCCGCGTCCGGAGCTGCCCGTCGGCGAGCAGCTCGATGAAGCCGGAGGCCTGCGTCTGCTGACGCAGGAACTCGGGCTCGATGAACGAGGGGTTGAGGGTGACGAAGCTAGCGGCTTGCAGAGACATGCTTTGGGTTCCCTATTGCTGTGCGGTTGCGGGGATGAAGGCTAGATCTGGATCACGGCCGCACAGCCGTCGTAGTTCCAGGTGGCGAAGCCGGTCACCGGGTCGTAGTTGACCACGATGTTGTCGTTCAGGCTGATCTCCAGCACCGAGCAGGGGAGCGCCACGGAGGCACCCGAGCCTAGGGTGAGGGAGCCGCCCGTGATGGTGGAGGCGCCCGCACCGGGCGTGCCCGCCAGGGTGACCTGGGTGCCCGCGACCGCCGTGGCGGTGTAGGTGCCGTCGAGCGAGGCGTAGGCCCCCGTGCCGGTCAGGCCCGAGAGGATCACCGAGTCGCCCGCGCTGAACGGGGCGGCCGCGGACATCGTCAGGACGATGACGCCCGTGGTGTTGTTGTAGGTGCCCGACGAGATGGTCAGGGTGCCCAGGTAAGGCACCAGGCGCTGGGCCACGAAGTCCCAGGAGACCGGGCCCGAGATCGGGCCGCCCTGCAGGGAGACCAGGTCGGGGTCGGCCGCCACCCAGATGCGGGCCTTGGAGCCCAGGGCGTAGGAGTTGACCAGGCCGCCGGCCGCGGTCAGCGGAACGGGGCTCTGCGGGGTGGTGACCGCCGCGTAGTTCTGGTCGAACACCGAGAAGCCCGCCAGCGCCTTGGAGCCGGTGAGGCCCGTGGCGCGGCCGACCTGGACGCCGAGCGCGGCGCTGGGGCCCGTCCCGCCGCCCGGGGAGGGCACGTTCTCGAAGATGCCCACGCCGCCCCACATGGGGAGGGTTTCCGCCGCGGCGAGGATGCCGCCGCGCAGGCGCCACACGGCGCTGGGGTCGGAGTAGGCCGTGCCCTGCCGCCCACCCACGCTGGTGGTGTTGAACAGGCCCTGGCCGTTGGTCGTCTTGTACGGGTTGAACTGCATTTAAGTCTCCGGAGTCCTTTGGGTTTCTGGTCTGGCCGAGGCCGCGGCTCTAGCCGCGGCGCGCGCCCGGGGTGGGGTTGATCCAGCGCACGCCGCGCTGGCCGACCGGGCCGGCCAGGGGCCGCATCCAGGCCGCGGTCTCCCCGTAGAACTCGTTGAAGGTGTGGCCGCCGTCCTGGCGCGAGCGCATGACGAGGGTGCCCTTGGCGATGTCCGTGGGGTTGCGGGCCGCGGTGATGGCGTCGGCGATGATGTCCGCCTCGGCCATCTCGAGCAGCGAGTCATTGACCGCGAGCAGGCCGATGTCCTTGTCCTTGTACTTCGACGAGTGCTTCTGGAGCTCGCGGAGACGCTGCATGCGGTACTCGTGCAGGGTCTGGCCGAGCAGCGGGGCCGGGGCCTGCCCGCCGTGCGCGCTGTAGGCGGAGTCGAAGCGGGCCTGGGCCTGCAGGAGCGCCGAGCGGCTCTCGTGGTTGTTGTTCCGCATGGCTCCCTCCACCTGGCCCTTGAGCTTGGCCAGCTCGTCGCGCAGGTCTGCGATGGTCTGCGCGTCCTTCTTGGCCTTCTTCTCCTCTTCCTCGGCGTCCTTCTTCTCCTTGGCCTCCTCCTCGGCCTTCTTGTCGATGTCCTCGGCGTCCTTCTTCTCCTTCTCCCAGGCCTCCTCGGCGTCCTTGCGGCGCCGCTTGGCGCTATCGGCGGCCATGTCCTCGGACTCGCCGGCCTCCATCATCGCGTCCTTGCACGCCTTCTCCGCGGCGTCCATCTTCTCCTTGTGCTCCTCCTCGCTCTCCTCGGAGTCCTTCTTGGGGAACTCGAAGGCGTCGGCCTTGGCCTTGGCGTCCTTGCGCTCCTTCTCCTCGGCCGCGTCGACGCGGGCCTTGAGCTGGGCCACGACGTCCTTGACGCCGACCAGGCCCTCGAGCAGCTTGTCCAGCTTGCCCTCGTCGCCCTTGGACACGCTGTCGGCACGGGCCAGGAGGGCCTCCGCCTCGGCCACGCGGGTCGCGTAGCCCGCCTCGGTCTCGCCCTCGATGCGCTTCAGTTGGATCTTCATCTCTCCGTCTCCGTCTGTTCTGGTGTGGATGTTCTCTACGCCTGTCGGATCACCGCCCTTGTCCCAGACGCCGCGCTCGCAGATAGCGAGGTGATCCAGCAGGCTGGGCTTTCCTTCTACTATGACCTGGGTGCCGCCCTCCAGCGTGAGCGTGGTGTTGTCGGCCCCCAGGAGGACCCCCGGGCTGGTGGACAGCTGCGTCTCGGTCAGGGCGCGCGCGGCGTCCTGGTCGTAGACGCGGGCGATGCCCCAGGGCTCCATCTCTCCGTTCTCGTCCGGGCGCAGGTAGGTGATCATGATCGCACCGATGCTGCGTTCGGCGTACTGCCGAGTGTTGAGGATGGCCTCCTCGGGGTGCATGATGATCACGGGCAGGCCCTGCGCTCGGCGCAGGAACTCCGGGCTGTTGTAGTCCTCGGGCCGGCGGTAGACCACCTCGGCCTTCTGGACGACCTTGCCCTCCGCGTTCTTCTTCTCGCCCCGGATGGCCGTGCCCACGCCGCTGATGCGCAGCGCGAACAGCCAGATGTTACCGTACTCCTGAGGGCTGACCAGCTCGCCGTCGCGGATGGCCTCGGCCACCTGGAGCTCGTCGTTCATCGTGAAGCGCCGCAGCGCCACCGCGCAGCCGGGGTGGAGGGGGGCCGGCGGGCTGCCGATGTCGGCCCAGGCGTAGCCCAGGTGCTCGTCGTTGAGCACCGGAGTGAAGTCCTCGGCGTCCCGGACCAGGAAGGTCGTGAAGTCCACCTGCTCGCCCTGGGGAGGCGTGACCAGCGGGCTGTCCTCCTGCGGACGCAGAGAGCGGGTCCAGAACTTGAGCTGGTCCTCCTTGGCCTTGAACCCGGTCTCCTCCTGGGTCTCCCGGATGGCCGTCTGCTGGGCGGTCTCCTCGCCCTCGCGCCGGCCGCCGGGGAAGGCCCACATCCCGGGGTAGTCCGAGCCCGGGCCGCGCTGCAGGAACAGCGCCTGGCCATGTTTGTTGAGGATGAGGAGGCCGGCCGCGCGAATCACTTACCCTTAGCCTCGTCCTGGGCCTTGTTGAAGCCCGAGGCCCAGTTGTAGGCCGCGTCGCTGCCCTCGCTGTAGGGATTAGCCTGGCGAGTCTTGCCGGCCTTGAACGCGGCAGCGCCCTCCTCGGCGTGCTTTCGGTTGTAGGCGACCGCGTCCTTCTTCCCCATCCGGTCGACCCGGCGGGCCACCTCGGCGATCTCTCCGACCACGGCGTCCATCTCGGCCACGCAGTCGTCGAGGGTGGCGTCCTTCTTGGAGCCAGACTCCATCTTCCTGATAGCAGCCTCGGCCTCAGCCTTCGTCTTGTACATCGCGTCGCCTGCATAGTCGCCGTTCTTGTCTGCGATGTACCAGGTGTGGGAGTGCCCTTCGCGGGCAAGGTCGGGGTTCTGCTTAGCCGTGTACTGGGCCGCGTCGTTCTTATTCGTCGCCATCAACTTCTCCACTTCCGTGCGGACCGCGCCCTCGTCCAGCGCACGGCTCAGGGGAATCTCGAAAACCTTGGTGCCCAGGGGGACCTTGACCTGGACCAGCCACTTGTCGGCGGTCTGCTTGAGGCCGGTGATCTGGCCTGCATCAGAGCGGGTGTCCTTCCACTCGACCCGGATCATCGGGCCGCCGCTCGTCAGGCCGACGGCAGAGGCCTGTCCCGAGCTCTCCGCCTTCTCGAGGACCTTGCCTTTGCGGCCGTCGAACATGTACGTCTTGCCCACCTGGAGGCTGTTGTACATGGACTGGCGGACGTTCATCCAGCTGGTCACGTCCCCGCGTGCCTCGGAGTAGGCGATGGCCACGGCCTGCTTCTCCGGTTTGCCGGCATGGCGCTCGGTAGCGATGTTCTTGGAGATCGTAGCCTGGGAGGAGCCGGACAGGAGGGGCATCAGAGACTCCTGATCACGCCGATCAGGATGATGGCGAGCAGGGAGCAGAACATGGTCCGGGTGACCAGGTCCGCGCGCCGCCAGAGCCGGATCACGACAGCGCCAGCATGTTGGTGGCCGTAGTCCCCGAGGTGTTGATCTCGGAGAAAGCCACCGGGAACACGCCGACCGGCACCGCCTTGAACAGGACCGCGTTGTCCTGCCCGGCGGGGACGCCGGTGATGTCCCCCGAGACGCCCACGTAGATCGCGGTGCAGGAGAACGGGGTGTCCAGCACCACCGCGGCCGCGCGACCGAAGTTGGAGACTGGGCTGGGGATGAACGGCAGCTTAGCCATGGGCGGCCCTCTTGCGTGCGGCGTTCTCCAGGAACTCCTCGCCCTTGGGCGTGAGGTAGTCCCTGGGCAACTGCCGGATGTTGTACAGGTACTGGTAGAAGCAGCGGCAGAACGGCTCCTCGGCCGGCTGCGTCATCTCGTCGGTGCACTTGGCCGCGCCCTTCCTGACGTAGCCCTCCTTGATCGCCCAGCTGTCGCGGACGAGGTAGGGGGCCCTGAGCGACTCGATCTCGCGGTCCTTGTGGTCCTCACGATAATCATAATTGGCTTGATGCCAGTGCGACTTCCAGACCGCGGCGATGGCGTTGCCCTGCTGGGCGAGCACCGCGTTGATGGACGAGACCAGCTTGTGGCCCTGGTCCGTCAGCACCCGGCGCTCCTCGAAGCGGAGGCCTGCGATACCCTTCTTGACGCCCTCGCGGACCTCTCGCTTCTTGACCGCGTCGCTGCCCCCGGCGGGGATGCTCGTGGCCCAGCCCGCGAACCGCTGCTGCATCTTGAGGACCACGGAGTCCTTGTTGAGCCTGATCAGGTTCAGGCTCGCCATGATCCTCTTGTCGAGCTCGGCCCTCAGGTAGGGCTTGATGCGCTCCAGCGTGAAGCGCGGGACGCCGGGGTGGTACCGCAGGACGCGGGCCTTCTCCACCATGTCGTTATACAGCCCGATCAGCCCCTTCTCCAGCATAGCCCTCATCTGGGCCTCTGGGGTGAAGGAGCGCCGGGCGGCCTCCGCGAGCAGTCTCTCCCACTCGGTGATCTGCTCGGGACTGAGGTAGCCCCGGTCCTCCAGGTCCTGCATGGCCGCGGCCAGGACCTGGCTGAAGGTGGGCTCGGCCACTAGGAGACGAAGTTGTCTATCTTGCGGATCGTGACCTGGAAGGTGGTCTCGTCGTCGAAGATGTTGACCTGGGCCACGGCGAGGGAGGGCAGGCCCTCCAGGATCTTGGCGAGGGCCGTCGAGACCTCCGTCTTGGCCGGCAGCTCGGAGGCCTCTAGGAACTCCAGGGCGAGCGGGCCGACCTTGCTGACCAGGCCGATGCGGTTGAACTGAGTGGCGGGCATGTGGCTCTCCTTACTGGTGGCCGCGCAGGCGGCCGTCGGGGGTGACGGCCAGCCTTCCCGCGGCGATGCGGGCGGCCCGGCGCTGGGCCGAGCTGAGCTTGGTGGACTTACTCTCGGGCTGGGCCGAGAGGCGCCGGGGGTCCAGAGGCAGCTGGGCGAACATGAGCGTGGCGGCGAGCGCCTTGCCCGAGCGGGCCTCCATCAGGGGCGGCCTCTTGACCACGTCGGGTGTCACGCGCGCCCCGCGGGGCATGTCCATGACAGCCTCGGGGTCGTAGCGCAGGCCGTCGGGGCGCTGGTACAGGCCCAGGGCGAGGATCTCCTCGTGGGTGTGCTCGGGCCAAACCGCGCGGGGTGGCACCTCCTGATTGTCGTACGCGGCCCGGACTTCCTCCAGGTGCTTCGTGTCTGTCATCTGCTCCTCCTTCTCTACTCTCTAATGCCGGACCTGGCCTGGCGCATCCTCCGGTAGGCGATGAGCCAGTTGTCCATGAACGCCTCGTAGGAGCCGATCACCCGCGCCCGGGCGGCCTCGGCGGCCCCCTCGTCGCCCACCAGGCAGGCGGCCTGGAACTCGTTGAGGCCCTCGCAGGCGGCCTGCTGGCAGTTGGTCGCCAGCCGGAAGCTCTCCTGGATGTCCTCGACCAGGCTCACGCGGCGTCCCTCTGGGGGCGGGCCTTGATCATGCGCAGGACGGAGGCCTTGAACTCCTCCATGGCGTCGTTCTTGGGCAGGCCCTCGGGCTGGGGCTGGAAGTCCGGGGCCTCCTGCTTGACCAGGCCCTCCTCCAGGTTGAGCTCCAGGTCGTGGCCGCCGAACAGCAGCTTCATCTCGTTGATGTTCTGCTGGACGAACTGGAGGAGCTCCCTCTGGTTCTCCTCGCCGAACTTGTCCAGCAGCACCTCGAGCAGGGCGATGAGCGCGCGCAGCCGGACGTCGTCCACCTTGACCAGCTCGCTCGGGGGCTCGCTGAGGTAGTTGGGCCAGGAGCACTCGAAGCTGTTCTTCCACTCGTAGAAGGCCTCCTCGTAGGGCACGCCGCCGTACTCGGCCGGGAACATCTTCTGCACCAGCTTGTAGAACTCCGGGTTGACCGCCCGGTGGAAGCAGATGTTCTCCATGAACGTGTAGAGAGGGTTGAGGTCCTCCCGGATGCCGTCGATGTAGCGGGCCACCATCTTGGCGTCCTCGCTACCCTCGCCGAAGCCCTTCGCGAAGGTCTCGTCGTTGAGCAGGATGGCGGGCATAGGGACCGCCGAGGCGGTGTTCTGGAGGCAGTTCTTGCGGGCCAGCTCGTAGGGGCCCTGCAGGTTCTGGAAGTTGAGGGTCTCGATCTCCTCGTCGGGGGAGATGCTCAGCACGTCGGAGGTGCGGGCCTCGCCGATCAGGCTCCGCTTGAGGCCATACATCCACTGCATCGCGTTGTCGATCACGGAGCCGGGCTGCTGCAGCTTGGCCACGATCACGCCGGACTTAACGATGATCAGGTCGTCCGTCCGCATGCTCTGCAGGAAGGTCTTCATCGGGTAGATCGCGCGCTGGAACACGCTGCGGCCCGTGAACCCGAAGGTCGAGGACTGGTAGTCGATGTAGATGGGGGCCTCGTTCATCACGATGCACACCCGGTTGCGGTTGAACAGCTTGCCCGAGACCCGGATGGTCACCGGGTGCTGGAAGTCCATGCTGAGCGGGTCCTGGTTGAGAACCAGGCTGCCCGCCGTGTTCAGGGGGTCCATCGTGTTGAAGCTGATCTGCTTCTTCCACAGGTCCCTCAGGTTGAGGGGCTCCCTGGGCTCCTCGTCCTGGATCATGGTGGCCAGCGCGCCGATGCCGTAGATGCGGGCGTGACGCGCGGCGTTGCGGATGACCTTGTCGGACCCCATCTTCTTCCACTCGCGGAGGTAGGCCGCCTTGACCATGTCCGGCGCGGTGGGGATGGCGACCTCGCGCGGCTGGCTCTGGGCCATCTCGAGAGGCTTGTCGACGATCTTGCGCCCCCAGGGGTGCTGGAGGTAGAGGGTCTTGCAGAGCTGGTAGGAGGGCCCGTAGCCCGGGCGGATGCCCTCGTTGTCCCCGAGCAGGGTCATCAGCTCGGAGCTCATAGCAGAGCCGTTGAGGGAGACCACGCTCACTTAGGGCGCCCCGAGTAGTGGCAGAGGAAGGCCAGGGCTGCCATAACGCAGGACCCCGAGAAGACGATGAACCACCAGTACTCGTCCACTTCAGGCCTCCCCGGCCGGCGGCGCGCGGCGGAGGTCTTGGATCATGCGGTCGGTGGCCACCGCGTGGGCCCAGGGGTAGAGCATGGCGCGCGGGGCCCGGGCCACCTCTGCGGCGACCTGGCTCTCCCGGGCGGCGAACACCGTGCCACAGGAGAAGCCGACGAGGGTCATCTTGTCGAACAGGCTCGGGGGCATGGGTGCCTCCTGTGATGGGGTCCGGGGGTGTTACCCGCGAGGAGAGCTCGCACCAGGATGGCCCCGTGAGGCGTTGGCGGTCCTGCGTGCAGGCCGTGCGCGACGGTTGGGGCTCGGGTTGGGATGCGGTCTTCTAGCGCCCGTTAGGGCCCGGATTTTGTGCAGGCCGGAGGGTCTCTTAGCTCGATAGTCCGAGCCGCCGCTCGCGCGGGTCCAGTGGCCCTCCGGCCGACGTGCGCCCAGGGTCTCCCCCGGGTGCCTGGCTACCTCTGAACACGATGACGGCGGGGAGCATCCCTTTTAGTGAGAACCCTCTCCACCGCCGCTTGACCCGGACTCCGCGTTGGCGGCCGGGCTCGTTCCTATTCAGCCTTCCCCAGCAGGGGTGGGAAGCCCTTCAGGCTGATCGGCATGCGCCCAGAGCCGCCGCGGCCGGCCATCAGCAGCGCCTTGGGCGGCTCGGGGACCATGCGGGTGACCACGTGCCGGCGCGCCATGACGGGCTCGGGCAGGGCCGCCCCCGGCGGCGGAGGGGGCGGGACCGGCGCGGGGGCGGCCATCCGGCGGCCCGGACGCCTGATCCGCACCCGCATCCTCTTGAGGACCGCCAGGACCGCCTGTCGCGAGCAGCCGATGATCGGGGCGATGGCCTCGTGGCTCTTGAACTCCTGGGTGTAGAGCCTGACGATCTGGGCCTTCTCCTCGTCGGTGAAGTTCTTGCGGCGACGGCTGGGGGCCACGTATCCCTGGAGCTTGAGCACCCGGTCGATCGCCGGGCGCGTGCATCCGTAGGTCCGCGCGATGGTGCTGGTCTCCTCGCCGGCCAGTCGGCGGCGCAGCACCTCGGGGTAGTCCGCGCGGGGTATCTTGACGTTGCCGATCATCTACGTTCCTGAATTCTCAAGCGGTCCAACAGGGCCCGGGCACGCCCGCCGCTAGCGGAGCGGGCTCATCCCGAGTCCTGAGCGACTGGTTAGCCGGTAAGGCCGCTTCATAACCCGGCGCGTCGCTTTTCCGCGCCCCTCTCGGGAGCTAGCAGTTCCCTGCCCAGGCGCGGCCGGGCCCCTATAGCGCGTCAGATGCCTTGCGTCAAGCTAGAAACCCCACTTGGACAACTCTGGGCACTGCGAGGTGTCGTACACGAGCCACTCTCCGGGCCGGAGGGCCTCCCCGTCGCAGGGGCGGACGTCGTAGCCGCCGGCCGGGTCCCTCACCAGGTCGCAGGAGCGGGCAGTGACCGGGTCGGGCGGCACCTGGGGCTCGGTCAGGACCACTTCCTGACGCTCCGTGATGGGGTGGGGGAAGAACTCGTCCGGAGTCTTCGTGAACTGCAGCATCAGAACCCCTTGGTGTTGCCGAACGCCAGCGCCACGCCGTAGCACATGCAGTCGAACATCTCGTCCTCGTCCTCCGGCGTGCCCTTCTTCATGCGGTAGTTGGTCGCCTGGTAGAAGAAGTGGTTGCGCACCCGGCCGTTGAACGCGCAGGTGTGGTCGAAGGCCGGCTGGCTGACCTTGAACAACCCCTGGCTGATGTAGCCGGACACCGACAGTGCGCGGCCGTCCTTGCCCAGGGCCGTGAGCTCGCTGGGGACGGGCTTGACCCGCCAGCCCTTGCGCTGGGCGTGCTGGATGAGCGCGACGCCGGAGTCCTTGTCCTCCACGTAGCAGTAGGTCCAGCCCCCGCGGGGCTTGACGATCTTCGCCAGCTCCTCGCCGCGGCGCAGGATGCCCGGCATCCACGCGGTCAGCAGGTCGGCCGATATCTTGTCGTAGGCCCACTCCAGGGCCACCAGCGAGGGCTTGGGGTAGCGGGTGTAGGCATAGTAGACCACGCCGGTGCCGTCGTGCTTCTTCTCCGTCTTGGAGGCGGTGTCCGCCACCGCGTAGACCGCGTCGCACACCCGGGGCCACTCGGCCGGCCGGTGCTCTACGCGGGGGACCAGGTCGCCCTTGCCGTCCGGCACCAGCTCGTTGGTGGGGCGCGGTACGAGGAACTTCTCCTCCGCGAAGTAGTACGAGCCCGCGCGGGCCTTGGCCCGCTGGTTGTACTGGGTGTCCCAGGCGAAGTCGGACGTGATCTTGAGCGCCGCGCACTTGGCGGCGTCCCAACGCTGGGGGAACAGCAGCTCGCCGTCCTCGCGGCGGGGGTCCTCGTAGTAGGGCGTCTTGACGACCAGGGAGCGCGTGTACTCCATGGGGAGGACCAGCTTGACCCACTTGTCGCCGCCCTGGGCCTCGATCTCCTCGGCCACGCCGCACAGGTCGTCGGTGGCCAGCCGGTGCATCATCAGGACCATGAGGTCCTTCATCGGGTCGTTGAGGCGGCTCTGGGCCGACTCCTTGAAGATGCGGGTGGTGGTCTCTTTCTCCGCGGCGGACTCGGCCTGCTCCGTGGAGTGCGGGTCGTCGATCAGCAGCCGGTTGCCGCGGCCCGCGGTCAGTCGCGAGATGGGGACCGCCTTGCGGCCGCCCTTGTAGGTGTTCTCGAACTCCTCCTCGGCGAAGGAGGTCAGCTCCACCTGGGGCCAGTGCTCCTGGTACCAGTCGCTGAGCACCAGGTCGCGGTGCTTGCGGGAGTCGCGCCGGGCGTAGCCGGCCTCGTAGGAAGTGGTGAAGTAGCGCAGGCCTGGGCTGAGCATGGGCCCCCACTCCCAGGCGGGGAACATCACGGAGACGCTCAGGCTCTTCATCGTGCCCGGCGGCTGGTTGATCATCAGCCGAGTGATCTCTCCTCGGTGGGCCGCCTCCAGGTGCTCTGCGATGGCGTCGATGTGCCAGTTGTGAAAGTACTTGGCGGAGGGCTCCGGCACGTGCCAGGCCCTGCGGACGAAGGTGGAGAACCGCTTGCAGGACTCCATGACCTCGAGGCGCTTGTCCTCAATGTAGGCCCGGTTTTGCTCCCTTATCTTCTTCAGCCTCATCATCCCGTCGCGCAGCAGAGTTAGCTTCTGCTCCCGCGACAGCGAGCTCAAGTCGCTTGAGGGCAAGGTCCAGCTTGTCAGTGTTCATCTCCTCGAACACCAGCGCCTCGCCGTTGGCGTTGCCGTGGTGAAGGGGCTGGGCCGCCTTGCCGATGCCGCGGTCCAGGATCTGGTTGGCGGCGTAGGCCCTGCTGGCCATCGGCTGCTCCACGTCCATGAGGACCGCGGCGAAGAACTGGATGGCGTCCCCGCCGTACTTGCGCGCTATGGCGCGGATCTCCTCTGGCGTGAGGCCAGGCAGGGTGGGGTCCAGGGTGATGACCCGTCCGACCTGGCCCTCTGGGGTGCGGGCAGGCTTGGTGGTGACGCCCTTGGCGACCTGCCGTGCGCCCTTCTCGGGAGCCGTGGTCTTGATGATGAGGTTCTTGGAGCCCTGGGCGCCCTTGGGTCGGCCGGCGCCGGGGCGCTTGCCCCCTCGCCCCTTGCCGCCGCTGTGAACCATGTTGGCCGCCTGGGCCGGGGTCTTGATCATCTTTGATTACGATTTCAAACTGAAATCAAACTTTGATTTCGCGTCAGCCGACCAGCTCCACGTCCGACCTCTGCACCTGGACCGGCCGGCGGCCCCCCAGCATGCTCAGCAGGACGGTGACGCGCTCGTCGTTGGACCACTCCACGGGGGCCTCGAAGCCCTCGAACGCCCCCTGGGTGATCTTCACCGTGCCCCCCACTGGGATGAGTTTGGAGACGGCCGCGTCCACGTGGCGCGCCTCCATGAGCCCGGAGCCCGAGCACTTCCCGATGAGCACGTCCATCATGCGCTGGTCCACGGGGGAGGGCACCTCGCTGGTCTCGGGCAGGAGGCGCCGCACGCCGCGGGTGTTGTTGACCCGCTGCCAGCCCTCTCGCTCGGTGTCCAGGTTGACGAATATGTAGCCCCGGATGTAGGGCACCTCCGTGGTGACTCGCCGGCCCTGCTGGACCCGGGACACCGCGCAGCGCGGGTTGAATGCCTGGAACCCCTGCCGGGACAGCTGGTCCTCGGCGGTGAACTCGGCGAGCGGCTTGACCGCCGCGACGCGCCATGCGTACATCCGTGTGTGGTCTCCCCCGAGTCCTGGGCAGGACTACCGTCTCTAGCTGGAGCTAGATTTCTCTCCCGCGAGTCGTAGAGGCCCGTGCCATCCGCGCTCCGCTCCCCCTGGTAGGGCCCCCCACCCGCCACGTGCTCGGCTGGTGGGGAGGCCCTGAGGCGGGGGGAAGTCTGCCCTGTGGATCCACCTCCGCTCGCCTGGGTCCGTGGGCACCGAGTCCTAGTCCCCGAGGGGATTAGACCGCTTGCGTCAGGTTCCCAAGGGCTGAGGGAGGCTTCACCGAGCCCCCTCTCTAGCGCGGCCCGAACGGGAAGTCAAGCGCGAAGTTTCCCCCGCCGTAAAAATTCTCTACGGACCCATCCACTGGCCCTCGTACCAGGCCGAAAGCGCGCGGTACAGCGCCTGCGGCTCGGCCGGGAGCTCCGCCACCTCCGAGAGCTCCCGCACCGTGGCCCCGTGGGCGTAGCGCATCACGAACGGCCTCCAGGACCGCGCCCCAGTCCTCACCCCGGCCACGAACGCCGTGATGACTTGCCGGTGGGCCGCGCGGGCGTGCCACTCCCTCTGGCTGTCCTCTATGCCGCTGAGCGCCAGCCGGGTGCCCCCGGCCCCCAGGGTGGCCACCTTGAGCTCGCAGGGTAGGAGCACCCTCAGACTCCTCCGGGAAGAAGGGTTCATACCCGTCATCTCGGACACTGATAGCACCACTCCTAGCGTCAGGTCCGGGGCCCCCGAGCCCGACCCCCAGCCCCGCCGCCGGGCCGACCCTCGACCCACCGGCTCCCGCCCGTCCACCCAGCCGGGCCAGCCGCCCCGCAGCCAGTCCCTGAAGTCCGACTCCTCGCTCACGACTCCACCGTCCCGCTCATGACGATGCCGAGGGCCTGCCAGAGCTCCGTGGTGGTCAGCTCTGGGAACAGGACCCACTCGTCCTTGAACGAGCCGCCAAACGCCCGGCAGAGCACGAGCTTGACCGCCCTGCGCTCGTCCCTGGTCCAAGAGTTTTCTCCGTACAGTCCGGTGAGCGAGAACCTCACCCATCCCTTGGGCATCTTGCGGTTTCTCGCCGACGCCCTGCTCATCCTCACGCGGCTGTCCGGACACTTCCGCATCAACTCCGTCAGTGCCACCGCTGCTTGGACGCAGCGCAGCCTGTGCAGGGTCCTGTTACCCACCCTCGTCATCGTGCCGTCAGTCATCCATCGTCTCCTCGGTAGAAAGCCTAGAAAATTAGCCCGGACGTATCCGCCCCTCGAGCCCCCTTAAGGGGGAGGCTCGCTAGGGGCGGAAACATCCTCCTGTCCGGCCGTATCCGCCCCGCCATACGAAAGGGATACGGGGCGGATACTTTTAATTTGATTACTGCGCCCCGTAAGGTATTGCAGAACCAGTTCAATTTGATTTAAAGTATCCGCCCCTTTCCCGCGGGGCGGATACGCCTCTGGGTTTTTACGGGCAACCCACGTTTTCTGACCGATTCCGTAGAAGCCACGTTTTGCTGGCGGGGCGGATACCCGCGAATAAGGCGCAATCCGGGCGAGGTACGTTCTTGGCTCGTTTTGCAGCATTATCCAACAGCGTGCTCCGGGCTCGCAAAAGTATCCGCCCCCGAATGAGGGGCGGATACTCCTCGGCCGCCCCGGACAGGGTGTAGAGCAGGCCGACGAGCAGCCCCAGGACCACCCCTGCGGCCGCCCAGCACCACAGCGTGCGGGCGGGGTTCACGAGGGGTCTCCCGGCGGGGCTGGGGCCCTGCCTTCGCTCTCCAGGAGGGCGCGCAGGGCCGCCCTCGTGAGGGTTATCGAGACGGCCTGGTCGCCCTCCTTCTCGCACCTCTCCAGAGCCCTGCGGAGGTACCCCCACGCCCGGTCGGCGACGTCCCGGGTCACGGGTCACGGGTCACGGGGTCCTCGGGCCGGTGCTCCACGGCCCAGGGCGTGACTAGGGAGTCCGGGCAGAGCTCGTCCGGTCCGTGATGAGGCCGCTCCTCCGGCCAGTACCGCGCCTCGGTACGGAGGTGCTCCCCGGTGGCGAGGAGGTAGGTTCCCTCGTGCCGCGTCTTGTAGTACAGGACGCCCCTGTACTCGAACAGCCCGTGGCCGCGGGGGAGCCGGTCGAACCGGCAGGCCGCGCCCTTCAGGAGCCTCATCGGTCGGTCCCTCCCAGTGGGTCGAAGGCCTCGCCCAGGAGCTCCTCCAGCTCCCTGATCGAGGCCTTGCCGCGGAACAGCGCCAGGGTGTCGCGTCCCGAGCGCCGTCCCACGGAGGGGTCCAGCAGGTGGTCCGTCCACATGTCTCGGAGCACCCTGAGGAGCCGCTCCCGGACCGCCGCGCCGGGCTCCCCCGGGCTCGCGCTCCGCGACTCCTCGATGCCCTTGAGAACTCCCCTCAGCGCGTCGGCGGCCTCCAGGACGTCGTCCGGGTGGACGAAGTGAGAGGCCGGGCTCAGGTTGGGGCGCCCCTCCACGAAGCAGGGCTTGTGGAGGTCGAGCAGCCACTGGCACACCCGTGAGAGGCGCTCCCTCCGCACGGGCTGGTCGGCCACTGGGTCCTTCCCCCTCGGCCGAGTGTTGGACCAGGCCTCGGTTATGATGGCGCCGGCTTCCTCTGCCGAGCAATCCAGAAGGCTCCTCGGCTTCGCGCGATCCTGGGCGCCGTCCTTGGTCCTCAGACCCTTGCCGGCCGTGCCGCGCCAGCGTCCCCACCAGTCGGCCCAGGCCTCCCCCTCGGTCCGCCAGCCCTCCGTCCTGTGGTCGCAGTTCGGGCAGCGGACGAAGAAGATGCACCCCACCGTGCCGAGCGTCACGCCCCTCTGGAGCTCCGGACGGCTCTCCGGGCAGCAGGAGAGCGGGAGGTCGCGGGCGAACCTGACCCCTTCCTCGGAGACGAGCTTGACCTCGGGCTGGTCTGCCGCTCGGGCCTGTGTGCCGTCCGGCGTAGGGGTCCCGCGCCTGCGCGGCTGCCAGACCTCCCGGCTGAACCGCGCCATGTCGGCCGCGCACGAGAAGGCCTCGTTGACCATCTCGCCGTCTTCCTTGGGCCGGAGACCAGCCTCTATGTCGGAGCGTCGACTCCGGGCCCAGGCCCTCACGAGGTCGGCGGCGCGGGGGTCCCGGCCCAGCAGGACGAACATCGGCTCGTCGGGCTCGGCATTGCGGTGGCAGTCGAACTGCCCGGGGTTGTTCTTCGTGCCCATCAGGCGTCCTCCTCCACGTGCAGGGTGGCGCGCAGCCTCTTCGTGAGGCGGTCCAGGTTCATGCTGACCAAGGCCCCGTCCTTGACCCGGATGACCGTCGAGGTAGTCCCGTCGGCGACCGCGCGGGTCTTCAGGTAGACCGTGCGAGGATCCAGGTAGATCGTGCGATTGGGGTCCGTGTCGAGGGGCAGCCTGAAGCACGCCCCCGGCTCCAGTTCCTTGAGGGTGACGGCCCCCTCCTCGTCGTTCTTGCTCCACTCCACGTCCATCTTCTTCTCCTTCTTCTCTGATAATCAAACGACGTGTTTTGAATTCTTTGAAATCAGCGGTAGAGCCGGCGGTCGCGTTCCCTGCGACGGCGCTCGGCGCGGTTGCGCGGGGGTGGCTCGGGCTCCGGGAGCGCCTCGATCATCTGCCGAGCGACCTCCTCCATGTTCGGCACCGGCGTGGCATCCAGCGGCTCGGGGACCCCGGGCAGCGCGACGGGCGTGATCCCGAGCAGCGTGTAGGCCTCCCGCAGCAGCCTGATGGAGTGGCCCGCGACGCCGACCACCACCACGACGCTGTCCTCGGCGGGGTCGTCCCAGGTGACCGGCTCGTCCGCGATGATGAATGTCTTGGTCACGTGAGTCCTCTATGCTATGCGCTATCGATCGGGGCAATCGGTGGTCTACATGACGGCCTCCCGGGCTGCGACTCAGTCAACTCTGTCGCCGAGTATGTAGTCAACCCTATAGCGCGGATCGGCCCGCGGGTCAAGGGTCTTACGGGACGAAGCACCACCCGGGCGCTGTACGGCGTGTTCCACGACCGATCCTTCTCCTCCACGCGGAACTCGCCTCTCAATTCCGGCACGCCCGTGAAGGTCAGCCGCTGGCCTACTTCGACATCGTGGTAGCCGATCTCTATGACGGGCCAGTCGCGCCGACGCCTGCGCGCCCTCTGCTTCCTGCGACGCGCCTTGTTCACTCGCTCCTCCACTGCTCGGGGTCGAGTCCGTCCAGCACACCTAGCTCTAGGAACATCCTCTCGTAGTTCTTCGCCTGAGTTCGGATCATGTTCCTGCCGACCTCGTTATCGGGGATGCTATAGGTTGTATCGATCCGGAGTATCCTCTCCTTAACGAGCGCTTCCAGGACCGGGCGGCGCAGGTGGGGAGGTAGCCTGTGAAGAACGCAGACGTCCCTCATCAACTGTTCGTCCAGGAAACGCGCCTTCTCGTCTACCTCGAGGTGGGCTGTCATGATGGCACGGTGTCTGTCCAGAAAATTCATTTCTTCCCCATCCCAAATGTAGGTTTCTTGAAGAGGTAGAAGTGCTCCTCCTCGGCCGGGCGGTAGGCCTCCACCAGCGCGGCCACCAGCTCGCCGCGCACCTCGGAGCTCCTCTTGCCCATCATCACGTCCTCCAGGGACCAGCGCGCGTAGCCCGGGGGCGGCTGGGCGCGGCCGGCGGTGCGCGCCACCGCCAGGCCCTCGCCCTCGCAGGACTCCAGCGCGCGCTTGGCGCGGGTCATCATCACCATCATCCGTGCCCGGAGGTCGTCCTCCTGGCGGGCAGAGCGCGCCCTCTGCCTCTGCTCGCGGCGCTCCTCCGGCGTGACGGCCTGCATCAGGCTGACCGTCCGGTACAGGGCCGTCTGGCGCTGCCCCCAGGGCGTGTCTATCGCCTCCTCGCTGACCTGCGTGTGGACCTCGTACAGAGACGTGGTGGGCTCGAAGCGTCGCTTGCCCAGCGAGACGAAGCGCGTGGTGGGCGGGGGGTCATCGGGGTCCTGCTTGGGCGGCAGCGCCACGAATATCTCTCCCGTGGTGTCGGCGGCCCAGGCCCCCGCGCCGCGGGCCGACAGGTCCTCGCCCTCGGAGAACTTGAGGGCCTTGGCCACGTGCATGGTGGCCCAGAGGCTGGCGTCGCCTATGCCCGCCCGCAGCGCGGCAACCGCGGCGGACACCTCGCTGTTGGCGTTCTCGTCGGAGAGGGCCACGGTGGCCGGGACGGTGTCCAGGACCACCAGCGGCGTGGGGGAGTACCCGTCCGCCTCCTGGCGGTAGCCCTCGGCCTCGTCCGCCCTCATCAGGTCGAGCAGGGTCTTGCGCCAGACCGCGGCCTCCGCGCGCTTGGCGGGGATCAGCTTGAACCAGCGGTCGAACTCGGAGTGGGCGGCCCCGATCTGCCCCGCCAGCTTCATGCCGCGGATGATGCGCTGGCACTGGTGGACGTCCTCGGTCACGAAGTAGACGCGGCGCCTCAGGTAGGGCCGGGCCAGCCCCTCCACCTCCGCCAGGTGGGCCACCACCAGCGTCAGCGCCACCAGGATGGAGGACTTGCCCACGCCGGCGGACCCCGCGACCACCACCATGCCCGTGGCCACGAAGCCGTCCAGCACGAACTCCACGGGCTGCCCGCGGCCGAAGTCCACCGGGATCGCGGTGGCCAGCAGGTCCATCCCCTGGCGCTCGCGGGGGTCCCAGCCGGCGGCCTTGGCCCAGGCGAACACCGAGCGCCAGGGCGCGTAGGGGAGGCCCGTGTTGGCGAACTTGCGCCGGTTCTCGGCCTCGTCGAACTTGGGGCTGCGCCGCGCCCACTCCAGGAACAGGTCCTCCCCGCCCTCCACCTTCTGGAGTGCCAGCGCCACGGACACCCAGGTGTGGTAGGGCGAGGGGTCCAGGTAGGTCAGCGCGTGGCGCAGGTCGCGCAGCTGGGCCTCCTCCAGCGCCTCCATCGGGCGGGCGAGCAGCGCGGCCTGGTCCGCCGGGGGGCCGGAGCCCGCGCGGTCGTACAGGTCGGCGGGCTCGCCGTCCCTGATCTCGTCCAGGGTGACGCCGAAGTAGCGGCCCAGCGAGTACCACTCGTGGCCCCGCTCGTGGTCCACCCGGGCGGCGAAGGGGCGGCCGTAGGAGATGCAGTGCCACCCGCCGCCCGACACGCTGCGCTCGATGTAGCCAGGCATGTTCCCGACCTCCGAGGCCGTGGGGTCTGCATCATGGTCGAAGCCCTGCCACGCCCCGCCCATGCCGTCCGACCCCAGGGCGAATCCCAGGTGCAGCGTACCGCCGGACTCCTTGACCGCCCTGTGGGCCTGCTCGAAGGTGGCCAGCTGGGCCAGGTCCTCGGGGGTGTCGGTCTTCTCGCGGGGGCCGCCGCTGAGGTAGAAGGGGTTCTTGGGGGGCTTCTTGCCCGGCATCGTGATGGGGCCGTAGCGCCAGACCAGCCAGCGGCGGGCCAGCTTCATCAGCTGGAGCGTCGTGAGGCCCTGGCGCGGGTCGTCCCGCCGGACCGTGTAGGCGCTGATGTCCACCATCAGCGAGAGCCTGCTTTTACTGTCAAGACGCTTCCCCCGCTCCTAGCCGGAAGAAGGTGGTGCTGTGCACGGGTCTCCGAGCGTGGGGGCTAGGGAGGGTACCTGGGCGCTTCCACTATCGCACCGGGAGCGACCCGGTTCGCTTGGCGATCGTCTTCTTCCTGCCCCTGATCATCGGGCCGCCGATCCCAAAAGGCAACCAGGAAAACGCCGCGCAACGCCCTCAGTGGCGTCCGGTTTCGCCGAGACGAGTAAAATAAATTTTGCCGGTGGGTAACTTTCCGCTTTACTTCTGACGCGGCGAGGTTATAATGGGGGCATAGCAACTAGCAAGGAGGCTCTCATGAGCGACGTCGACACCACCCTCACCTCGGCCCAGGCCGAGCTCTTCAAGGACCCCGCGATCGAGGCCGCGTTCCAGGCCTGGGTGGCGGAGGCCCGCAAGGGGGCCACGGCCGCGGATCGGCTCAGGGGTGCCCTGACCCGCAAGCAGTTCCTGATGCGCATCCGCGCGCTCATTCAGAGCGGTGCCATCGAGGCGGCCCGCGGGGAGGGCTGAGCGATGGGCACCTCCTTCCCCTGGGTGTACGACGACGGCGGCCGCCCGGCCGCGCCTTCCCCACCCCGCTCCTCTTCAAGGGCGACCGGCAGGTGGGGTACGTCTCCTACAACGGTCGCGTCTGGGCCGGCACGCCGCAGGACTGCAAGCCCGACGCCACCCTTCCCCCTCTACGACAACCGCTGAGACGAGATGTCTGGATTTTCTTTCATCGACCTGTTCGCCGGCATCGGGAGCCTCCGCAGGGGCTTCGAGGGTGCCGGCGGCCGCTGCGTCTACACCTCGGAGTGGAACCCCAAGTCCCAGCAGACCTACAGGGCTAACTTCCCGCACGACGGGCACGGCATCGACGGCGACATCACCAAGGTGGACGCCGCTGCCGTGCCCGACCACGACGTGCTCCTGGCGGGCTTCTTCTGCCAGCCGTTCTCCATCGCGGGGGTCTCCGCCCGGAACAGCCTGGGCAGGGCCCACGGCTTCGCCTGCGAGGCGCAGGGCACCCTCTTCTTCGACGTGGCCCGCATTCTCAGGGAGAAGAGGCCCGCCGCGTTCCTGCTCGAGAACGTCCGCAACCTTGTGTCCCACGACGGGGGTAACACGTTCCGCGTCATCCGCGGCGTCCTCGAGGAGGAGCTCGGCTACCGCGTCAGCTGGCGCGTCATCAACTCGCGGTCGTGGGTCCCCCAGAGCCGCAACCGGGTCTTCATCGCGGGCTTCAGGGACCACGGCCACTTCTCCCTAGGCACCCTGCTGGCGCCGCGTCCCGCACGCCGACCGCCGGGCGTTCTACAAGGCCGCCCGGGAGGGCACCAATGCCGAGTATCGGGCCGCGATGGAGAACGTCCTGACTAAGTCGTTCGAGGCCCGCTGATGGACTCGTACGACGAAGGCTGGGAGGACTGGTTTGACGGCCTGCAGCCTCAGTCTGACGATCCCGAGTACCTGCGCGGCTGGAACGACGCCGACAACTCCTGCGAGGAGTGGCCCGGCTAATGGACTTCCTCCTAAACGAGACCCCCGTGCCCTGGCTGCCGCTCTACCTGGACGAGCACGGTACCTTCGCCCTGGTCAGCGCCGAGGACTACCCCTGGGCCAGTCGGTTCTCCTGGAGGCCCAAGCCCGACAAGACCGGCCGCAAGCTGTACGCCGTGCGCAGCATGGACGTCGGGCGCCCTGTCGGAAAGGACAGGGCCGGACGCAGGCAGGTCAGCATCCACCTCCACAAGGAGGTCTGCCTGAGGGCATTCGGGCCGCCACCCACTCCCCGCCACGTCATCGGGGACCACCTGGACGGCAACAGCCTGGACTGCCGCCGGAGCAACCTCCGCTGGGCGACGAGGAGCGAGAACAACATGAACCTCAACGGTTGGTACGCCCGGCAGATGAGGCTGCCGTTGGAGGCCAGGGATGCGCGCTTACGATAAGGCGTTCCTCTGCCTGGTGCTCGCGACCGCGGCGGCCATGCTACTGGGATTCGGCGTCCGCTCGTGCGTCATGGGCGGGCTGGAAGAGATCCGCAGGAGCACCGAGTGCGCCCTGCGTGGCGGGGTGATGGTCAGGGAGGCGAGGAATAGCTCTCGCCTGGCCTGCGCAAGACTGATGGAGGAGTAGGTGACCAAGAGGGTGTGGCCCGGCCTGGGTCGGGCGGCTGTGACTATCAAAGGCGCGAACCCCACGGAGGCTTGGCTCCAGGACGTGGAGGACTGGCTGGTCAGCAGCCGGTTCTCCCTGGGCGACCTGGCGGTGTGCGACCGCGTGCTGTCGGGCCTGGACAACGAGAGGATGGCCGAGCACTGCCGGCGCGGGGCCCGGCCCATCCCGGGGGCCCCGCCCTCCATGCGGGACATCCTGGAGGCCCTCAGGGCGGAGCCCTCCCTGTGAGCCTGCTCGACCTGACCGAGTACGACCACCACGTCCTGGCTGCGCTCGTCCACTACAGGAGTGTGCAGTCCCGGGAGGAGATGGAGAGGACTGATCCCCAGTCGCCGCTGGTGCGCTGGATGATCAACTACATGCCGGCCCCAGAGGGCGAGGAGATACTAAACGGCCGCATGAACGGCTACGGCGTGGGGGTGGAGAAGAACCCCAGGACGAGGGAGTGGTGCGTGGTGTTCTACCACCCGCTCACGAGGCAGCCGGCGGCCCAAGTGGTGGTCCCGGGCAGCGCGCCACCTCCTCCCATACCGCCGTGGGTAACTTAGCGCTTGCCTTCTCTTTGAACCCCGCTATAATCGTGCGACCGGTCAAGGGACCGCGATAGCACATAACAGGAGAACTGCCTTGGAAATCCAGCTAAAGAAAGACTTCGTGGCCTCCCTGGCGCAGGCCGTGAACGCCACCCACCCAGTCCTCTGCAAGCACCTGCTCAGCAGGATCAACCGCTACGGCGAGGAGAGCCTGACGCTCGACACCAACCGTCTGGAGGAGCTCGACGAGGGCCTGACCCCGGCGGCCCTGGAAGACCTGGTGTACGAGCACGCTCGGGCCGTCAAGGCCCAGGGCGTCATGATGTACATCGGCTCCATCCGACTGGTGCTCAAGGACGTCAAGAGGTCCAAGCCGGGCAGCCTGGCGGCCCTGCAGGCCGCGCTCCGTGTCTACTTCCTGGAGGACGCGCTGGACGGCTGGCTGTACAAGGAGTGCGGCGACAAGTTTCTCCCCTTCGTGATCAACGGCGTCTACCTCAAGCTGCACACCACGAGGGAGAAGAGCGAGGGGGCCAAGGACTACGTGCGCCTCAGTTTCGTGGCGCACTCCACTGCGGGCACCGCCAGGAGCTACCGCAACACGTGCAGCCGGCGGGACGACTACGGCTCAGAGTACGACAGCGTCTCCTGGGAGTGGGGCGACTTCAACAAGAAGACGGTCCCCGACCTGCTGGCCGAGAAGGGCCTCTTCCACGAGAGGCCCGAGCTCAAGGCGGACTACCTCCGCCAGCTGGCCCTGTTCGACGCCTATCGCCCCAGGTTCGGCGAGCAGTTCGTGGGCGTGTCGGGCTCCCTGGAGATGGAGTTCGACCCAGATGACAACTCCGAGTACAGGAGTCGGCGCAACCGAGAGCTCGTGTCGGAGGCCTGCTACATCAACGACGACGGCAGCGTCGAGCGCGCCGAGATGGCCGAGGAGCGCGAGAACACCCACTGGGTAGAGACCACCGGGCTCGCCGAGGACAGCCCTCTGTTCCGGCGCATCCCGGTCCACCCCTACCTGCGCATGTTCAACCTGGGCACCCACGCGTTCGCCTTCAAGCACGTGGACGACGTGAGGCCCTACGTCTACCGCGAGGACATGGCCGACAAGATCGTACTACCGGAGGCCCACCGCGACCTCATCGAAGTGCTGACCACCGACTTCGACGCGGTCCTCGGGGGCGATGTAGTAGAGGGCAAGGGCACTGGGGCCTGCATCCTCTGCAAGGGCCAGGCGGGCCTAGGCAAGACCCTGACCGCCGAGATCTCCTCCGAGGTCAGCAGGAAGCCCCTCTACAAGGTGCACTCCGGTCAGCTGGGCACCGACGCCCAGGAGGTCGAGAAGACGCTCAAGGTCATCTTCGGCCGGGCCGAGCGGTGGGGGTGCATCCTCCTGCTCGACGAGGCGGACGTGTACATCCGCCGCCGGGGCGACGACCTGGACCACAACGCCGTGGTGGCAGCCTTCCTGCGCACCATGGAGTACTTCGGCGGCACGTTCTTCATGACCACTAACCGGGCCGACGACGTCGACGACGCGATCGAGAGCCGCTGCGTGGCCATCATCCTCTACGAAATGCCGAGCGCCAGGGAGCTCCGCCGCATCTTCGAGATCCAGTCCGAGAGCTGGGGGGCCGAGCTGTCCGAGAGCGACCTCGAAAAGCTGGTCAGCTACTACGACGGCAGCTGTCGGGACGCGACGTCGGCCAGCTGGTCAAGCTGGCAACTCGCTACGCCGCGGCGCGGAAGATCCGAGTGGACAGCGAGGTCATCCGCAAGCTGGCCCAGTTCAAGGGGTTCTGAGGCATGGACATCAAGACCCTCCCCGAGCTCATCGCCTGCGTCCGGCAGGCCGTCGACGACATGCCCTCCCGGGTCGGGGAGGCCGTCCTCATGGTCTGCGACGCCGTCGAGAACACCATGAAGAAAGAGGTCCCCACCCAGGGGCCTCCTCCTTTCGAGACGGGGGACGTCGTCCGCGTCAGGGGCATACCCACCGCCCCGCTCATGTCGGTCTCTTCCTGCCAGCTGCACTCCCAGCACGGCTGGCTAGTGCCGGTCTGCTGGTTCGTGGAGGACCACGAGGCCACTTCCACATTCCTGGCGGGGCAGCTGGAGAAGGTCAGGTGACCCCCAACGAGATCGACCGAGAGGGCGACCTCCGCCATGCCCTGCGCGAGCTCCGCGTGGTCATAAGCGCGGAGTTCACCTACGCGGTCGCCCAGGTGAGGGCCCGCAACGCCGGGCTGCCCTGCCCGTCCCGCGAGCACTTTGCGGGGCAGGACGCCTTCCGCAGGGTGGTGAGGGACAACCTCTCCATGGACCTGGCGGGCACGATCCTGTTCCTGACCGTGCTGGCCCTGCGCGGCAGCCACCCCAGAGAGCTTCAGAGGAGCACGCTGAATTGACCCACATTATGATCGACATCGAGACCTGGGGCACCCGGCCGGGGAGCGCCATCCGCAGCATCGGGGCATGCGTGTTCAGGCCCCGGGGCCCCGTCTGCGAGGAGCACATCCTGGCCGAGTTCTACGTCAACGTCAGCACCGAGTCCTGCCTGGCCTTCGGCCTCACGCAGGACGAGTCGACGATCAAGTTCTGGGCCGAGCAGGGCGAGGCCGCGCGGGCGGCGCTGGAGGCAGACCAGGCCAGCATCGACGTGGCGCTGGGCCGACTGGGCACCTTCTTCGTCGAGCACCGCTGCGAGCACTACTGGGGCCACGGGGCCAACTTCGACGGCGTGCTGCTGGAGGCCGCCTACCACGCCTGTGGGATGATCCCGCCCTGGAAGTTCTGGGGCAGTCGCTGCACGCGGACCCTCTACGACATGGCGGGGGTGGACCTCAAGTCGCTGCCCCGCCAGGGCACCCACCACAACGCGCTCGACGACGCCAAGCACCAGGCCTGGGTGGCCATGCTGGCGTGCGAGAGACTCTTCCCGCCAGCCCCGGCAGCCGAGCCCCCGGAGAAGCAGATCTGTCAGTACTGCCTGGACCCGGCGGCCTGCGTGGCGGCGGGGGCCTGCGGCCACCACGGGGCGGACCTGTGACCCACGGCTTCAAGACGCGCCGGGGGGTCAAGACCTGCGACCCCTGCGGCCGGGACGAGGAGGGCCGCTGCGCGTCCTCCGGGACGACCCAGCCGGCCTGCTCGGACGCGCGCTGCCCCTGGAAAGACCCGGACGGCACGCCCGAGGCCATGAGTGCCCGCGTCGCGGAGCTCGAGAGCAGGTTCAACGTCTTCGGCTACGGTCCGGGGATCTGGCGATGACCTGGGAGGAAGAGGCCAAGAGGCTGACCCCCTGGGAGGAGCGCGGGGGCGTGCTGTTCAAGCGCGAGGACCTGTTCGCGCCGCTGTGCAAGAACGGCCCCAACGGGGCCAAGTTCCGCCAGCTGCTGCACCTGTTCGCGCGCCACCGGGGCAACGCCACCCACGTGATGACCGCGGCCAGCGTGCTCTCGCCGCAGCACAGCATGACAGCGGCGGTGGCCCACCACTACGGGCTGCCGAGTCTCCACATCATCGGGGCCACCACGCCCGAGAAGGCGGTGGCCAACCACGTCAACGTCCGGGTGGCCTCCCGCTTCGGGGCCAAGTTCGAGGCGATCAAGGTGGCGTACAACCCGGAGCTCCAGAGGGCACTGGAGCGCCGCCGCCGGCCCGACAGCTTCGTGGTGCCCTACGGCATCACCACCGCCCCTGACTGCTCGGAGGAGGACCTGAGGGCCTTCCACGAGGTGGGCGGGGTCCAGGTCAAGAACCTGCCCGAGCAGGTGGAGACACTGATCGTCCCGGCGGGCAGCTGCAACACTCTCACCAGCGTGATCTACGGACTGGTCCGGCACGGCCACGGGAACCTCCGGGAGCTCGTATCCGTCGGCATCGGGCCCGACAAGGTGGCCTGGGTCCAGGAGCGCCTGACCCGGCTGGGCGTGCGGCCACCGCTGCCCTTCAAGTGGAACCGCCGAGTGTCCCTGCACGAGAGTGGGTTCGCGGCCTACGGGGACCGGATGCCGGAAGAGTACTACGGCCTGCAAGGGCACCCTACTTATGAGGGAAAAATCCTTCGCTGGATGAAGAGGCACGGCGTCCTCCCTCCCCGCGACAAGGGCCTGGGCTTCTGGATCGTGGCCGGCGAGATGAGCGAGAAGGCCGTGGAGAAGAAGTACCCGGTCGAGGGCCTCAACGACAGCATCAAGGACCTGTTCAGCGTGCAGTTAGCACCATAAGGAGAGAACTATGAAGAAGAAACTCTTGATCGGTCTCGCGCTCCTCGCCCTAGTGGGGTGCGACCGCGATGCCGACGTGGCCCAGAAGAACCTAGCCCAGGACGCAGACAACTTCAAGATCCCCAGGCGCATCGCCTTCATCAACGGGATCACGGACAAGTACCTCCTGGAGATCACGGGCTTCTGCGCGTTCAAGGCCTCCGATGAGACCAAGAACGTGCTCAACGTCATCTGCAAGGTCGACGGAGGCTACAAGAAGCACTCCATCGGCCTCTCGGACAACGTGACGTTCGTGAGCGAGCAGCTGGCCCCGCGGGACGTCAGCACCTCGCTCTACCACGTGACGTTCAAGCCGGCCACGCTGGTCCCCGACGTCGAGCTGCGGTAGGCGCGCAGATGAAGGCCGGTACGCACGTCCGCACGCCCGACGGCCGCGAGTGGACGGTCGTCTACCACGGTCCCGACGGCTACGGGGTCGTGGAGGGACGCCGGACCCTGACCGAGGACGAGCTCAGGAACATACACCTGGGCGGCCCGTTCTCCAGGGAGGCACTGGCTGAGGCCGTCAAGGCTACCCACATGCTGCGGGACTCCGTCTCGCCGACCATGGACGAGCGCATGTGGCCCGGAATGACGCTGATCGGCGAAGAGTTCGAGAGGATCGCGGAATGAAGGACTACCGCACCCCCGAGCACCGCGGCGAGTACTTCGCCGCGCTCTACGAGACCAACCTCCGGCACGGCACCATGCCGGGGCTCGTCTACCTCTACATGCCGGCGCTGGCGCACGCCCTGGGCTGGGACGAAAAGACCAAGCTGTGGTTCGCGTTCCTCAACGGGATGACGCAGAACCCGCTGACTAGCCTGCGCCTTCTCGAGCAGCTGCCCGAGCCGCCCGAGAACAAGATAGCCCTAGCGGTCTTCAAGCAGTGGTTCGACGCGGAGTGGCCCCGACTTCAATACGACACCGATCGGCGCTACGCCAAGAAGGAGACCTGCGAGGCCATCAAGAGCTACTGCTGGGCGGCGGCCGCTTTCGGAGACTCTCAGACGACTCCCCAGGTCGACATGCTGAGCCTTAGGTCTTGGGAGGCCATTTGGGGCTTCGTGACTTCCTCCTTCCGCAGCTTCGGCCGGCTCTCGGCCTTCAGCTACCTGGAGTACGTGCGAATCATGGGCCACGGCTGCGAGCCCGATACCCTACTATTCTCCGACAAGTCGGGCAGCAAGAGCCACCGCAACGGCATGCTGTTCCTGACAGGCCTGGACGAGCTGGTGAACGACAAGCGGACCGGCCGGGGCCCCGTGGCCTACGAGAACTTCGGCAAGATGTGTGTATGGCTCCAAGAACGCGCCGACATCTGGCAGGCCGCCTTCAACGAGATGGAGGCGCGGAAGGGCTCGACGCTGCGGGCCACCAACTTCACCTTCGAGAGCCAGCTGTGCCAGTTCAAAAACTCCTTCTTCGGCCGGCGCTACCCCGGGGTCTACGCAGACATGGCCTGGGAGCGCCTCCAGTGGTACAAGACCAACGTGGGGCAGGACAGGAACTGCCGCCTGATCGCCGACATCTACCACTCCCTGCCCGACTGGCTCCAGTACGGAAATGACCGCTTGACCGTCAGGCAGAGAGCGGCTATATTCCCCCGCACGGGCGTGCCCTACCGAGCAGAGCACTTCCTAGAATAGCGAGATAGCACTCATGGAAATCTACACCCAGGCCCTCATATTCGCGGTCCGCGCCCACGGGGACCAGAAGCGCAAGTACACCAACGATCCCTACGTCGTCCACCCCATCCGCGTGGCCGAGATACTGCGGGAGGCGAAGGCCCCAGAGGTCATAGTCTCCGCCGCGCTCCTGCACGACACGGTGGAGGACACGAAGACGACTTACCAGGACCTCGTCATGGAGTTCGGTCCGGCCATGGCAGACCTCGTCATGGAGGTCACGGACCCCAGCCGGCCCGAGGACGGCAACCGCGCCGCGCGCAAGGCCATCGACAGGGAGCACCTGGCCCGGGCCAGCGTGTACGGGAAGACCATCAAGCTGGCGGACCTCATCGACAACACCGCCAGCATCGTGAGGTACGACCCCGACTTCGCCAGGGTCTACCTCGCCGAGAAGAGGCTACTCCTGCAGGAGGCGCTGAGGCCCGTCGGGGCGTTCCATGACTGGCAGAGTGTCCACGGCAGGCTCTACGCGAAGGCACTGGCCCAGATGGAGACTCTATGCCTAAGCTGATCATCAACCTGCGCGGCACGTCCGGCTCCGGCAAGACCACGGTGGTCCGCCGGCTCATGGGGCTGGGCGAGGTCGAGAATATGAGGACAACCGACGGGAAGATCGCAGGGGTTCGCCTAGAGGTTCCACGCTGGAGCCACGCCGTGTTCTTCATCGGCAAGTACGACAGCGTCTGCGGCGGGATGGACACCGTGCCCACGCAGGCCGACTGCTCCACCCTGATCCATCGGGCATACGATCATGGCCACGTAGTCTGCGAGGGCCTGCTAGCCTCCGGGGTCGGGCCCAAGGCTACCCTGCCCGCGGCGTGCATCGCGGCGGCCGGCCCCAACGCCTGGTTCCTCTGCCTGGACACGCCGCTAGAGGTTTGCATCGAGCGCGTCAAGCAGCGCCGGGCCGCCCGGGGCGACGACCGCCCGTTCAACCCGGCCAACACCCAGGCCAAGTGGGAGCAGACGCGCCGGGCCTACGAGCTCCTGGAGGAGGGCGGAGCCAACGTGCGCTGGCTGCCCTACGAGACGGCCTACGAGAAGGTCCGCGCCATTCTGGAGAAGGTTGATGCCGCGGACTGAACCGAGCCTCTGGAAGGCCAAGCACAGGGTCTCTAAAGAGGACGACGGTCGGGCCTTGACCTACTTCTGCGACGACAAGCGCCACCTGGTGTGCCAGCCGTATAGCCTGGAGAACCTCCACGTCATGGCCCAGCGCCTCGGCCTCAAGCGCCACTGGTTCCACAGGGACCACTACGACATCCCGGTCAAGCGCCGGGCTGAGATCGAGAACCTGTGCATCCACCTGACGGCGCGGGACATCGTGCGCATCTGCCGGGGAGGCAAGGAGTGAGCAGCGACCTGCGCGGCCTGGTGGCGTTCGTCCGGGAACGGGAAACGATTCGCTTGAAGAGGCACCTCGGAGAGCTCGCGCCCTGGACGGACGACCCGATCCTGGCCAAGTACCGTTTCTGCAACGTGAGGCGCGGAGACGACCGAGTCTCGCAATGGCTGCTGAAGAAGTACTACCCGAGGTTTGATCCTCGGGGAGACCTCTGGTTCGCGGCCGCCGTGGCACGCCTGATCAATTGGCCGCCGACCCTGGCGTGGCTCATGGAGAGGTCCGTGACCTGCGACATGGTCGACGCCTACGATGCCCATGACTTCTCCAGAGAACTCGAGAAGTACCACCATGAGAACCCCGGCAAGACTTACACCGGGGCATACATGCTCTACGCCGGGGGCAGGCAGGCGCGGTTCAAGGGGATGGCCAAGGCCGACTTCATCGCGCACCACCTGCTCGCGGGGCTGACCGTCAGCCGCGACATAATCAGGCTGGCCGTCTCGAGCAGGAGCGTGGAGGCCACCGTGACGGCGCTCCAGCACTCCTTCGGTATAAGCTCGTTCATGGCGGGTCAGGTCGCGGCTGACCTGACCTACCTTCCTCTCCAGCTGGGTCAGGCTCGAGATCTCTACACCTGGGCCCCCCGCGGCCCTGGGTCCTTGCGCGGCCTCAACCGCCTCCACGGTCGGCCGCTGAACAACCAGTGGGACCAGGACCACTTCAACGATGCGTTGAAAAAGGTTAACTGGGCAATTGGCCCCGGCTTGGGCCTCACCCTGCACGACGTCCAGAACGTCCTGTGCGAGTGGGACAAGTACGAGAGGGTGCGGCTCGGGCAGGGCGTGCCCCGGTCGCAGTACAGGCCCGAGACGGCATATTAAGCAGCCAGGAGAGGAGAAGAAGATGACCTACGCACTGACGGCCCGCAACCCCAACGAGGCGTTCCCCATGACCGTGAGGATGCTGAGGGACCACGGGGTGCGGCTGCCGAGCCGCAACGGCGACTGCCTGGAGTTCCCGGACGTGGTCAGCGTGACCTTCACGCATCCCCTGGAGCGGGTGCTGACCAATCCGCTGCGCCGGATCAACCCGTTCCTGCACTTCTTCGAGCCTCTGTGGATCCTCGCCGGCCGGCGCGACGTCGGCTTCCTCGCGCAGTTTGCCAAGAACATGACGAACTACAGCGATGATGGCGAGAATTTTGCCGCGGCCTACGGTCACCGGATCAGGCACGTGCCCTCTTCTTATGAGGGAGACCCAGACATCGATCAGATTTACGAGGCCGTAGTTCGTCTGAAGGCGGACCCGGATGACCGCCGCGTGGTTCTCATGATCCGACAGCCTCTAGACATCGGCTACACCGGCAAAGACGCGGCCTGCAACATCGCGGCCAGCCTGAAGATCCGCGGCGGCCGGCTCAACATGCACGTCATGAACCGCAGCAACGACGCGGTCTGGGGCGGCCCGGCCGGCGGAACCAACCACCCGCAGTTCACTGTCCTGCTGGAGTTCATGGCCGGGATGATCGGCTGCGAGGTGGGGCGCTACACGATCACCACCGACAGCATGCACGCCTACGTCAACCCCCAGTGGGAGAAACTGAGGGACACGCCGGCCTACGCAGACCCCTACCAGTCGGCCTCCCACGACTACCGACCGTTCCCCATGATGGAAGAGCCCGTCCTCTTCTGCACGGACCTGACGGCCTTCTTCGAGACGTACGACGACGGCCGTATGCGCCCCTACTCCAGCGTCTACTTCCGCCGGGTGGTCCTGCCCATGTGGGAGACCTTCCTCTCCTACAAGGCGCGCGACGGCCGGGAGCGCGAGCTCCTGGAGAGGGTGGCGGCCGCGGACTGGCAGGACGCCGTCAGCCAGTGGTTCGACGGCATCGAGCGCCTCCAGAGGCCCTTCTCGTGAGTGTCCTGCGGGCGGTGTCCTGGGCCTACCGCAAGGCCCGGACGCTGCGCTTTCACACTCACTTCTGCACCCGGCAGGAGACCATCGGCCACCACTCCCACGGCGTGGCGGTCATCGTGTCCCTGGTCTACCCGGACGCCAGCGCCGACCTGCTCAGGGCCGCGGTCCTGCACGACCTGGGAGAGGGCGAGTGGGGCGACATGCCGGGCCACACCAAGCGCGAGCTCGGCATCCGGGAGGCCGTAGCCGTCCTGGAGGAGCGAGAGATGCGCAGGAACGGCGTGGAGATGCCGACGCTGAACGCCGAAGAGCACCGCAGGCTCAAGTTCGCCGACAACGCCCACGGCGCGCTCTTCTCCATGGAGGAGCTCTCTAGGGGCAACCGGGAGCTCCTGGGGCCCCTCCGCAACTACGTGGAGTGGATGGAGAAAGAGCCGATGCACCTGCTAGGCGAGCAGGAGCTCTTCGAGATGATCAGGCGACGGTTCTTCAGGCATTCTACCGAAGGTGTGAGAGATGAAGTCTTCGAGTTCTGAGGCGGACAAGCGCCAGGTCGGCGGCGGCCATTACAAGGACGTCCCCGAGCACCTCCAGCACTGGAACGTGGTCGCGGCCCTGGGCTGGGATTATTTCATCGGCACGGCCACCAAGTACATCTGGCGGGCCGGCAAGAAGGACGACCCCGTCCAGGAGCTCGAGAAAGCGGTGCACTACCTCCAGAAGAAGATCGAGCTCCTCAGGGCCGAGCGCGCGGCCGCGGAGAAGCAAGTTGGCTGACGGAGAGGTCGCCTTTTTAGACACGGAGAGCTACGCCAACGCGGCGCTCTTCATGTGCCAGACCGAGGGCGGCCGCCTGTTCAAGGCCTGGGTGGAGGGCCCGAACGGTCCGGCGGCGGACTACGTCCGGGCGGTCATGGCCTCGGGCTACACGTTCGTGACCTTCAACGGCATCAACTACGACATGCCGGTGGTCAGCGCCATGATCGACGGCCGGGGCCCGCACGAGATCAAGCACCTCTCCAACCGCATCATCGAGGGCGGCCTGATGCCCTGGGAGGCCGCCGACGAGTTTCGCCTGCCGCCAAACCTGGCGGGCGTGGACCACATCGACCTCATCGGGGTCAGGCCGCCCAACGCCGGCCTCAAGATGGCCGCGGCCCGGATGGGCTCCCCGCACCTGGAGGAGAACCCTATCGACCACCGCTCGGAAATCGCCCCGGCGCAGTACCCCGGCGCCGAGCGGTACTGCATGAGCGACCTCCGCAACACCCGGATGCTGTTCGGCCGCTGCGAGCAGCCGCTCCTGCTGCGCTGCCAGATGAGCCGCGAGTACGGCGTGGACCTGCGGAGCAAGAGCGACGCCCAGGTCGCCGAGCAGGTGTTCGTCAAGAAACTGGGCCTCAAGAGGAAGTGGGGCGAGAACGCCCGCATACCTCCGGTGGTGCGCTACCGCGCGCCGGCCTGGGCCCAAAGTTTCCAGAGCCCGGGCCTGCGCGCGCTGGTGGCGCGGCTGGAGGACACGATCTTCCACGTCCACCAGGGCAGCGGCCACGTGGCCATGCCCTCCTGGCTGGAGGCGGCCTCCCCGGAGTCGCGCCTGACCTCCCGGACCGGCGTCTTCCAGATGGGCGTGGGCGGCCTGCACAGCACCCACGACAAGAAGGTCTGCCACGTCGCCGGGCCGGACTGGCGCGTCACGGACGTGGACTGGGACTCCTACTACCCCACGCTGATCGTCAACGCCGACCCCGAGATACTGCCGCCCCACCTGGGCGAGGCGTTCATCACCGAGTACGACAACATTCGGCGCATCCGCCTGGAGGCCAAGCGGGTCAAGGACGTCTCCAAGGCCGACAGCCTGCGCATCGCGGTCAACGGCACCTTCGGCAAGCTGATGTCGCGCTGGTCGCCGCTGTACGCCCCGGGCCTGGGCCTGTACACTACCCTGACCGGGCAGCTGGGGCTGCTGGGCGCGGTCTACGAGGTCCTGGAGCCCGCCGGCTGCTCCATACTGAGCGCCAACACCGACGGCATCGTCATCGGGCACCCGGCGGGGGTGGACGCCGCGGCGCTGATGGCGGAGTACGCCGCGGTCATGAGCGAGGGCGGCCGCGCGCCCTACGGCGTGGAGGCCACCTCCTACCGCACCATCGCGATGAAGGACGTCAACAACTACATCGCGGTCAAGGCCAAGGATCGCTCGGTCAAGGCCAAGGGGCTGTACGCCCCGCTGGACAAGATGATGAAGAACCCCACCCTGCCGGTCTGCTCGGAGGCGGTGGGCAAGTGGCTGGCCCACGGCGTCCCCTTCGAGAGGACGCTGGCCGAGGCCCACCAGCGGCGCTACCTGCCCGACTGGCTGGCCGCGCGGCGCGTCAACGGCGGGGGCGTCCAGGGAGAGAAGACGGTGGGCAGCCTGGTCCGCTGGTACTTATCAACCGACCCCGGACTTCCGCCCTTGACTTATGCGCTGAATGGCAATAGAGTACCCAAGACCGAGGGCGTCAGGGCCTGCATGATCTTCGATCCTGCGGCCCCGTTGCCGGCGGACCTAGACACTCTAGCATATAACAAGGAATGCATCAGGATAGCCAAGGACCTGGGCTGCTCCCAGTACCTGTCAGAGGAACAGCTGGCACTCGTCGCGCCGCCCCCGAAGGCCGGCCGCAAGAGGAAGGCCGTCACCGAGTCCCCAGAGAAGGAAGCGTCAGCATGAAGGAATCAACGTCTCCCGCCCAGGCCGGCGCGAGCCTCGCCGAGGGACCCCGCGTGTGGGTGGTCTACGCCGACCGGCGCAAGGACATGACCACCGCCGAGAAGTACGGCCAGCTGACAGACATGTTCACCGGCCGGGTGGACTACTCCCGCGCCGTGGAGCACGCCCGCAAGATGCTGGCGCGCTACAAGCAGGGCGACCACATCCTGATCGTCGGCGACCCCGCGCTGTGCGGCATCGCCATGACGGTGGCCCTGGAGTACGCCCCGGTGGACGAGCAGGTGCTCTCCATCCTGCGCTGGGATCGCGACGAGCTGGAGTACCGGCCCGAGGTGTTCGACTTCAGCGACGACAACTAGGAGCACATAGCATGTCAGACTGGCAGGACAGTCTTACTCGCGGCAGGCAGAAGACGCCGCCGCGCATCGGCATCTACGGGGGCCATGGCATCGGCAAGAGCACGCTGGCCAACAGGTTCCCTAACCCCATCTTCATGAGCACCGAGGACGGCCTGGACGCCATCGACCTCAACGCGGCCTTCCCCCGGGCGAGGACCTACGAGGACGTCCTCCAGAGCCTGGGCAAGCTGGCCAAGGAGCCACACGACTTCAAGACCGCGGTCCTGGACACCGCGGACTGGCTGGTGGAGCCCCTCATCACCCGCTATATCGAGGGTAAGCACGAGCCGAAGGACCTGGCCTACGGCAGGGGGGCGGTCCTGATCGCCGAGGAGTTCCGCAACGTGCTCACGGGCTTCGACGCCCTGCGCCGGAAGCGTGGGATGAACATCGTCATCATCGCCCACGCCGAGATCAGGCGGTTCGAGAACCCCATGACCGAGCCCTACGACACCTACCGCCCCAAGCTCCCGGTGCGCTGCAACGCGCTCCTCCAGGAGTGGCTCGACGTCCTGGCCTTCGCCTCGTTCAAGGTCATCGTCAAGAACACAGACGTGGGCTTCAACAACAAGGTCCGCCGCGGCGTGGGCACCGGAGACCGCCTCCTCCACCTGGTGGAGACGCCCGCCTACGTGGCCAAGAACCGCTACGATTTCGAGGACTCAGAGGTCGAGATGGCCTTCGAGAACCTCATCAAGTTCATCCCCATCGTGGGGCTGGAGAGCGCCCAGTAGGGCAGAGGCAAGGAGCATAGCAGAGATGAAAACCGCAAGCACCATTAGCATCGACCTCGGGGGTCTCCAGCAGGACCACCGGAAGGCCAAGGCGGCCCTGGCGGCCGCCCAGGCGACCTGGACCGCGGCGGCCCGCAAGGTCGAGCTGGCCTGTGCGGCCGCCGACCGCGCTAGGGCGAAGGTCGACGAGCAGAAGAGCAACGTCGAGAAGGCGCGCGTCGCCATGCTCGAGGGCGCCCGCACCGCGGCCAACAACTAGGGCCGCGGACAGCAGACTACCAACCCCAAACCGTCAAGTAGAGGAATAGGCAGATGAGCAAGTTCGGCTTCGACCCGGCGGAGTACGCCGACCCGGTCAACAACTTCAATCCGGTGCCCCCGGGCGACTACATCCTCAAGGCCCTGGAGGCCGAGGAGATGAGCACCCGGGCCGGCGACGGCCAGTACATCAAGGTGAAGTTCGAGGTGTCGCGCGGCGAGCTCAAGGGCCGCAAGATCTTCATGAACTTCAACGTGGTCAACCCCAACGAGACCGCCCAGCGCATCGGCCGCGAGCAGCTGGCGGCCTGGGCCCGGGCCTGCGGCAAGCCCAAGGCTAACGACACCGACCAGCTCCTAGAGGTCGAGTTCCAGGCCAAGGTCGGCATCGAGAAAGGCAAGGGCGAGTACCTCGGACGGGACAACAACCGCATTAACGAGTTCGTGCCCAAGGAGGGCGTCCAGGCTCCGGCGCAGACCACGGCCAAGGAGGGTACCCAGGCCCCCTCGACCAAGGCCGCTGACAAGACCCCGCCGGCCGGCAAGTCCCAGCAGGCCGCGGCCACCAAGAACCCCTGGGACGACTAGGGCCGCCCGTGGCGACCATCCCCTACCGGGTGGAGGACCAGCTGTCGGACCTCATCTACGAGGCCCGGCAGCGAGAGGAGGCGGCGAAGCGCAGCCGGCGGGGCATCAGCCTCGCCCGGCTGGGCTCCTCCACCATCGGCCACCCCTGCGTGAGGTACGTCTACCTGGACTGGCGGGCCCACGCCCGCGCGCCCCAGGTGGACGGCCGTGTCCAGGCCATCTTCGACACCGGCCACTTGCTGGAGGCCCGGACGCTGGACGACCTCGGCCGCGCCGGCCTGGAGGTCTGGGCAGTCGACGCCAAGATCGGCAAGCAGTTCGAGTGGTTGGACGAAACGGGGCACTTCGTCTGCAAGCCCGACGGCGTGGTCAAGGGCCTGCCCTGGGACCCCAAGACCCCGCACAGCCTCGAGATCAAGAGCCACAACCTGAAGAACTTCGGGGCCATCGCCAAGGAGCAGAGCCTGGCCAAGGCCAACCAGGGTCACTACGTCCAGTGCCAGTCTGGCATGTGGCTGAGCGGCCTGGGGAAGTGCCTCTACGTCGCGCGCTGCAAGAACGACGAGCGGTACTATTTCGAGACCGTGGTGCGCAACGACAAAGCCATCGCCTGGATCGCCGATCGAGTGGGGAGCCTCTACCGCACCGAGGTGACCCCGGCGGGCATCAGCGCGGACGCCAGCGCCTTCCTGTGCACGGCCTACGGCGGCTGCGACCAGCGCGGCCCCTGCCTGGGCGGCCAGCCGCTCAAGAATTGCCGCACCTGCCAGAAGTGCGAGCCGGGGCCCGAGGGCAGCTGGCTGTGCGGCCTCTGGGAGAAGAGCCTGACCTGGGACGAGCAGCGGGCGGCCTGCGAAGAGTACAGGCCGCACACAGTGGGGAAGTAGCATGAAGGAATACTTGGATCAGTGGACCCTCGGGCAATTGATCGACGTTCTGGAGGCCGTCGGCGACAAGGCGAACGCCTGCCGCTTTGACTTCTGCCACGCCGTTCCCGGAAAGCTCGACAGCTATCGGGGATACTACGAGGACCTGGCGCTGGGCTGGGAACCGCAGACAAAT